GAGAAAATCTAACTAATAAATTAGGTAGAAAAATAGATAGGAAAAAGGTAAATCTTTGCGATAAAATAATTTGTCAGCATAAGTACAATCTTGACTTAGTTCAACAAGAATACTTAGAAGACAATAAGAATTGTAAAGAGAGTAATATATTGTCGCTCGCACAAGACGTGTACAAGAACCCTAAGCTTATTGAGCAGACAGAAGAGTTTAAGAATGTAAGAAAATTCTTACAAAAATTATGGAGAGGCGGCGAGTACGATAATTATACAGACGATCAGTTAGACTTCCTATTCGAAAATGCCGAATCTCTTACTACGAAAGAAATAGCGAAAGCTTTATTCCCAGATAAAGAATATATTGTATCAGTAAGAACAATAACTTCTCTTTTAGATGCCGCTGGATTTCGGGAAGTAAAAGATGACGATAAAGTAGAAAGAACTAATACTAGATACAGTTCTCCTAGAACAGATTTACAAGTTATAAATCTTATAAATAGATCCGACCATGCAGCGAAATACGATGCTGATAAAATGGATATGAGAAAAAAAGATTCTATAGCTGCTGTAAAGAAATTTTTGTCAGCTCCACGTTTTGTAGAGATGATATCTATGATTACAAATGTAAAGCATAGAGAAGTTTTTGAAACAGAGTTTGTTAAAGCTGTTTACAATAAACCAGATCTTAATTCTGATGAAGTCAATTTGTATATAGGTTTAGCATTGGAATATGTAACTCTTATTGAGATAAGACAGCAGATAACAATCTTAAATGACAGGCTAGCAGAATCTATGTCTGACGATGAAGAAGGTCGTAAATTTACGATGTCTTTATCTGAAGCGTTAAAAGATAAAACCGCTGCATATAATCATTGCCTAGAAAGAACTTTGAAAATGACCCGCTCATTGAGTGGAGATAGAATCAAGAAATTAGAAAAACAAGCTTTAGCTAATCAAAGCTTAGCTCAGTTTATCGAACTTGTTCAGGATGAGAAAGAAAGAAGAAGAATGCTACTAATAGCTAAGGCCGAAGAATTTAAAGTCAAAGAGAAGATACAGGAACTTGAGAATTTCTCTGAACTTTTTGTTGAAGTTTACGGTGTTGGCAAAGAGGAGGTATTCTCTCTGTAATGAAATGTTTAGAATGTCTAGATGACTTCTCAACTGAGAGAGGATTACATTTACATGTATCAAAAAAACATAAGATATCCATACAGGATTATTATCACAAGTTCTTCCCTAGATTTGATCTATTCTCAAATGAGAAAATAGAATTTAAAAACTTCGAAGAGTATTTTATTACTGATTTCAATTCAAAGGAAAATTTTGCTAAATGGTGTTTTTCTGAAGAAAATCTCATAGTAAGAGAATATGTAAAAAGGGCTTTTAGAAGAAGATCTACTAAAAAAGAAACGCTTTTTGTGCCATCCAATATAGAATTAAAAAGTTTATTTTTACCATCTTGGTTAGGGTTAGTGAAAATATTTGGAGATAAAGAAACTGTCGTAAAAGAACTTTTAAAGCAAGGATTAAAATTAAAGTATGATTATATTTCAGAACCATTTTTCTATAAAGATGAGCCTGAGATACTTATAGATACAAGAGAGCAAAATGCTTTACAATTTAAAGACTCTAAAAAGATGAAATTAAGTTGTGGGGATTATACAACGACTGGTCCTTTATTCTCTGATGTTTTTATTGAAAGAAAAAGTTTAGAAGATTTAGTTTCTACCCTCACAGCGGGAGCGCAAAGATTCGACAGAGAAATTAGTAGAGCTGAAGATTTCGGCCAGTACCTTGTTGTGCTAGTTGAGAACAAAGTCTCTAATGCTATAAACTATAGCCCAGAAAATAGCTTTAGTAAATTTATAAATGGAAAGTTTGTATTTTATAAGATACGAGAAATTTGCAGTAAGTATAAAAACATACAATTCTTATTTTCTGATTCTAGAGAAAACTCCCAAGCTCTGATGATAAAGATTTTTAAAATGAAAGATAAAGTAAGGAATTACGATTTGGAATTTCTTAAAGATTTTAATTTGATATAATATGTGGAACGAAGGAGCACATCCTGTTATACTCAGGAAATCTACAAATGAAGAGCTTGCAGAAATCAAGGGCGTACTTTCCGAAGCTGAAGCTCAACAATGGTTTGCTAGATACTGCTTAGCTAATCCAGCTTTCATGGTTTACCTTCTAACTAGAGTTCAGCTTGATCCTGTGCAGGATTTATTATTGAGATCATTTATTTTAAAAGATTATTGTCTTCTTGTAGCTGGTCGTGGATTCTCTAAGTCTTTCGTAATCTCTTTATTTTGTATAATATACGCTTTAGGTAATCCCGGTGTTAAAATTGGTATAGCTTCAGGAACTTTCCGACAGTCTAAATCTATCATGAAGCAAATTGATACTTTTGCTTCTCATCCAAAGAACGGAACTTTCTTAAGATCCTGTATTACAAAACAACTTTCAAAGTCTAGCGATGCTTGGTCAATGGAAATCGGATATTCTTCTATAACAGCTATTCCACTAGGTAAGGTTAGAGGTTACCGCTTCAATGTTCTGATCGTTGACGAGTTACTAGTCGTTAGCAAAGATATTATAGATTCTATTCTAAAGCCGTTCTTGATGGTTCGTCAAGATGGTCCTCAGCATGAACAAATTACAAATGCTCAAAAAGTTTTAGTAGAAAACGGCGTTTTAAAACCAGAGGAAGTTCAACAGTTCTCATCGAATAACAAAATTATAGGGTTATCATCTGCTAGTTATAAATTCGAATCTCTTTATAGAGACAACTATGTACCTTATGTTAAAACGATTTTAGATCCTAATGCTGAAAATGTAAACCATTGTGTTTTCAGAATGTCTTACAGAGCTGCCCCTAAAGGATTCATGGAAGAATCAGCTATCGAAGACATGAGAAGAACAATGTCTAAATCAATGTTTGATAGAGAGCTTGAAGCTATATTCGGAGATGATACTGGAGGTTACTTTTCAGCGAAAGCCATTGAAGAAGCCAGCGTTAAACTAGGGGAATACCCTATAGTAAAAATCGTAGGAGATCCAGATAAGAAATATATTTTATCAATAGATCCTAACTATAATAACTCTGAGACTTCAGATGATTTTGCAATGGCTATTCTTGAGTTGAATGAAGAAGACGAATCTGCAATACTCGTTCATGCTTATGCTCTTCCGAATAGCACAAACGAAAAAAGATGTTTGTATCTTAAGTATATTCTAGAAAAATTTAATATTGTTTATGCGATTATAGACAATAGTGGCGGCCCAGCTTTCTTACAGATAGCAAAAGAATTTAAATTAATACCGAGAGAGCTTCATCTTTTCGATCATGATTTTCTAAATTATAATTCCCAAGAAGGAATACTCTATTCAAAGAATAACTACGACCCTAAGAATGGAAAGATAGTTCACTCTCAAGCTTTCGGTGTCGGAGGATGGTTAAGATTCTCGAATGAGAATTTACAATGGATGATTGAAAAGAAAAAGATAAAATTTGCAGCTCCAGTATTCAATGATTGCGATTTCCAAAATGCTATAAAAGAAAATTTTCCGATAGAAGAGTTACACTACTCGAAAAATCAGGAAGTAAGCAAAGATGAGATAAGAGAAATCGCTAAAAATGTTCAAGAGGAAATGAAAGTAGATTTCCTTGAGCACTTGGGCGATATGATCAACTTGACAAAAAGAGAATGTTCGCTTATAGAGGTTTCGACCAGTGTCAACGGAAATCAACAGTTTGACTTGCCAGCCACAATGAAAAGAGATAACAATCCTCATAGAGCAAGAAGGGACTCCTATACAGTCCTGCTTCTTGGTAGCTGGGGAGTAAAATGCTATTATGATATGCACAGAGAACAAGAAGTAAATACGTCCTTCGATTTCGTTCCGAGAATGTTTAGGTAAATTTTAAGACTAAAATTAATTTATAGAGGTTTTTTAACCTTTAAAAGTGTATAAGATTGTATGGCCCGTAAACCTAAAGCCGACGCTGTAGTCGTAAATTCAGATCCTTTTACTCCGAAGTTCATTTCAGAATCCGCTAGGGATTTAAGAAATAGAGGGACAAATAGTTTTCAAAATCCCCTATCTGGTTTATCAGGGGAAATAGAAAATATCAATAAAGGTGTATCCCCTTTTTCGAGAGATAACACTGGAACCTTAAGTGCTCAACAAGCGATTGTTCTTTGTCAGAAGGCTTATTGGAATGTTGCAATTTTCAGAAATACAATAGATATTCAAACTGAATTCGCAAATTCTAAATTAAGTTTCAGAGGCAAGAATAAAAGATCTATAAAGTTCTTCAATGAATGGTATAAAAAAATAAATGGATGGTCCTTATCTGAAAGATTCTTTAGAGAGTGGTTTCGTTCTGGGAATGTTTTTGTTTACAAGTTCTTATATAATATAACAAATCCCGAAGTAAATAAAATGTCTAGAGCAGAGGTCGCAAAAAAAATACCTTTGCGTTATACTATTTTAAATCCTGCGGATATGAGAGCTGAAGGTTCTGCTACTTTTGTTAATTTTAATTATTATAAAATGCTTAACTCCTACGAGTTAGCAAGATTAAAAGTCCCCAAGACAGAAGATGAGAAAAGGTTTATGGATTCTCTACCCGTAAAAATTAGAGAAGAAATTAAAAGAGGCCAACTCCCAGAGATACCTATTGACACTGAATATTTAACAGCTGTATTCTGCGGTAAGCAAGATTATGAAGCTCTATCTGTCCCAATGTACTACCCTGTACTTTTTGATATTGATTTAAAATTAGAATTCAAAAAGATGGAGAAGGTTATAGCCAGAACAGCTGACTATATGATTCTTCTAATCACGGCTGGCGATAAAGATAGAGATGCCAATACAAATTCTAGAATTCTATCAGCTCTACAAGATCTTTTTGAAATGGAAAGTGTCGGCAGAGTATTAGTTTCTGATTACTCTACTAAAGCAGATTTTATTCTACCAGATTTAAATAAAATTTTAGGACCAGAGAAGTATCAGGTTGTTAATCAAGATATTGCGAATGGCTTGATGAATATATTCTGGGGAGACGAGAAGTATGCCAATTCGATGACTAAAATAAAAGTTTTTCTAGAGAGATTAAGTTCTGCTAGACAAGCTTTCTTAAATAATTTCCTGATCCCTGAAATGGAAATGATTGCTAACGAATTAGGATTCACAGAGATTCCAGAACCAGTCTTCGACGAGGTTGATCTAAAGGAAGAAATCGAGTACATGAAGGTCTATACAAGACTTGCAGAAATTGGAATGTTGACGCCAGAAGAGCTATTCGAGACATTCGAAACTCACTCTCTTCCTCTTTCTGATAATTCTATAGAAGCTCAAAAGAAATTTAAAGATCTAAAATCTGAAGGTCTATACGAGCCTATTATAGGAGGCCAGAAAAAAGATGGGCTCGGACAACCAGCTGGTAGACCAGCAGGCACGAAGGCTCCTCAAACAACTAAAAAAGTTTCTCCGATAGGAGCATCTAAATTTAGTTTACAAAAAATATCTGACAATATAAAACTCGTTAATGATCTATCCGAAGCCGTAGAGTCTAAATACAGAGAGATTAACAAAATAAAGAGACTTAGCTCTAAACAGAAAGATCTCTGCTGGAGCGTAACCGAGTCTATTATTTCTTCTAAAAATTCCAACGAGTGGCAGGAGAGTATCGCCAGCTTTATAGAGAACCCTATCGTCAGCCCCGATGAGCAGACCCTTAATATCGCAGCGGAACATAATATCTCTCTATTCTTAGCGGGTTTGCTAAAGCAGTCTGAAATTTAAAAAGATTTAAAAATAAAAATCTTCGAAAAAAATCTTGACTTCCAAAAAGTATACTGTACACTGGTGGTGTCAGTATATTCTCATTATGAATCAAGAAACAAACGAAACTATTGAAGATCAAATCGCAGAAGCCTATGAAACAGATGATTCTGTTTATATCGAAATGCTTGAAAAGGAATTGTGCGATTCTATCAACCAAAATGTTCTTTTCCAAGAAACTATACATTCCTTTGTAGACCTTCTTGATTTTATCAAAACTAATTTTGGTGAAACAGCCGACTTCCCTGTCAGGATTGATAGCGATTTTTATAGAGACCAATTCATTGGAATTCTTGCCAAAACACAAGATCTTATTGAAGAGGCAAAGGGGGTGAAAGTTGATCCTCTCGAATTGATAGACCCTCTTTTCTAGATCTAGAAAAGTTATATATAAAACCTGATTAAAAAATGAGCGAATCAGACCATAGTAAAAAATCAAAGCGTTATGATTATTGGAGCGAAGTTGTAGAAACTTCAGTCAGTAAATACAAAACTTTGAATAAAGCTTGTGAAGCCGCAAATAAATCAGGTACACTTGATCCGAATGGTCCATTATTTGAGGCCATTTGGTCAAGTTTTGTAAGCATGTTAAGTCTTATTGATCGTGACGGATGGATCTCATGGTATATTTTTGACAATGAATGCGGCAAGGGAAAATTGAAGTCGTCTATCGGCAAAGGTAAATCATTTTTAAAAATAGATACAAATTTAAAATTAGTTAATTTATTAGTTGAGACCGAAAAAATATGAGTGGAGGATACTTTGAATATAATCAATATAAATTAGAGGTAATGGCAGAAGAAATTGAAAGCTTAATAGAAAATAATAACAAAGCTCATACAAATATATATGGAGAGATTAAAGAAGCTCGTTATTTAGATTCTGAAATTATAGAAAAATTCAAAGAAGCAGCTTATAACCTTCGACGAACAAGAGACATGGTCCAAAGAATCGACTGGCTTTTAAGCTCAGACGATAGCGAACAGTCTTTCAAAAAAGGATGGGAAAAAGAAATACCTATTTCTTGGGAATTAATATGATTAAAATTAGTTTCAAAAAGCTTTGGAGAATATGGTCTAAAGCTCTTGGGGAAAAAGCCGGAAGTACAGATAGCGAAGCCGATAAGGTTGCAATAGTAAGATCCTTAATTGTAGCTTGGTATTTAATTACCAATCTATTCATTATTCTGAATGTATTGAGGCACTGGTAAAAAAAATAAAAATGAAAATGTCTAATGTATCTTTATGTGGTTTCTATGGTTTCAATAACTATGGCGACACTTTAATGCTTGATTGCCTTAGTTCTTTTTTAAGGTCCTCTGGGTTAAGCGTCAGCGTTTTTTCTGATAGGAAAAGTGACGAATCTTTTTGTTATAAAAAAGTTGGTCCTAACAAATCAGACATCATAGCTTTGGGTGGTGGAGGAATTATTACACAAAATTTTTGGTATATAAAAGAGGGTTTGTACAAGTATCTAAGGGATGATCAAAAGCTGATTTTACTAAATGTAAATCTCACTTCAGAATCAGTTCCTGTACTAGCTCTCCTCAAGGATAAAATCTCTCTTGCTGTTGTGAGGGATCGTTTTTCTTACGACCTTGCTTTAAAATTTTTAATGGATGAAAGCAAAGTAATTCTGGCTTCTGATATATCTTACATTTATAATGTAAAAAAGATAAACGAAGGATATACAGATTCTGTTTTCGATAAAAAAGAAAAGAAAGTTTCTGTTTGTTTAAATAGTTATATTTTTAAAGATTACTTTTCTAATGATTCTAGACAAAGAATTTACGCTGAAAAAGCTATAATAGAAATTTCCGAATTCCTAAAATGGATGAAAACATTTAACCATAAGGTTCAACTTGTTCCATCTCAAGTAGATACAGAAGTAAATGATAACACTATCCATGGCATTCTAAATGGCTATATTGGCGGAGCAAATAAGTGGATCTACACAAACGAGCATATTGAGCATAATCTAAAAAATTCTTCTCTGATTATTTCAGCTAGATACCATACT